AGCGAGTCCGTGCGGTGCCCGTCGCTCACTGCTAGCACACGCGACTCTGTCCAATCGCCGATGCGCTCCATGATAAGGTCGTCCCACTTGTGCGGCGGCGTCCAATCGTCCGACATTTGGACGATGACGGGCGCCTGTGTGACGCCTGCACCACGGTTCCACGCTGCCACGCATCCGCCGCCGGCTGGCATCTCGGAATGATGGAAGCGGCGAAGGCAATGACTCGCGGTGTCGTCGGTGTCGAAGACGAAGATGTGCTCGATGCTTTCGGGATGCGCTGCCGTGTCGAGCCACACCTTGCGCGCGAGCGCGGCCTGCTTCGGCCTGCCGCGCGTGGCGTGGACGAGCGAGATGCGAGCACCGCCTTCCGTATTGAATCGGTTCTGCCGAACGATTTCCGCCTGCGGATACATACGATTAGCCCGTAGTGCCTGCGCGTAGATGTCGTCACCGAGCCATTCGTAAAGCGCGGCCCTTTCGTTCCACTCTTTCACGTCCGGTCTGTCCGTCGCCATCATCTGCCGCGCGAACGCGAGCGCAATGTCCGACTCGCAGTTGTTCATCGCGTTGTTGCACAGCATCAGCAACGGCTCGCGCCGGCGTGGGTCGGACGCGTAGGCTTGATGATACAGCGCCTCCTTCTGTCGCGGGTCTTCGCTCACCTGAGCCAAGTTCATAAAAAGCTCCATGCGCTCCGGCCTTCCGAGGTCTTCGCAAGCGAGCACCTTTTTCGCCACCTCCACGCTGCCCTCGACGTCGCCGATGACGAGAAGCTCGATGTGCAAATGGTAAAGCAGCCCGGTCGTCATTTCGGCTTCGGGGATGCTGCGGAGGATGCGGAGGTTGCGGTCGTTGCTGCCCGTCTTTTCGTGATGCGGGAGATGCTGAATCACCACGCGCTCATCCTCGATTGCCTGCACCGGCTGAATCGCAAACTCGAAATGCTCATGCACCGGGCAAACCCATTTGCCTGAGCCGCGCAGCATCATGCGCTCACGCGGCACCGCCAGCCCTTTGCCGTGAATGGCATAAGGGAACATGAAGCAGGTGTAACCTCCGCGCTGCGCAAATTCGCGGATGAGATCCGCGCCGCTCAACAGGATGTCGTCGGTGTCGCACCAGAAGCAATAAGTGCCGGTCGCGAGGTCGTAGGCCGCCTGCCGCGCCGCTGCGAAATTGTCAACGTGGGGCCAATCTTCGTGCCCGGCTGCGTTGCGATACTCGCCGACGATTGCGCCGAACTTGTCGCAGGCGATGTCGAGCGTCGCGTCCGGCGTGGCGTTGCCGATGGCGCGGACAACCACGATTTCATCCGCAATGGGCGCGAATGATTCGAGGCAACGAACAATGTATTCCTCGACGTTGCCGACGATGATGCAAAGGGAAATCAGCGGAGTCCGCGCGCCCGTGCCGCCCGGTTCCGGCCCATCCCTGAGAGGTTCCGATGTGGACACGGGCGGCGGAGAGTCTGCGGGATGGGCATTCATAAGCCTGCCTTCTACGGTTTCATCGTCGCCACGTCAAGACACAAAAGCGCCGAACCCGTTGCTGAGTTCGGCGCTCCTGTATGAACTATCCAGCCTAAAGGCTAGTCGTCACGCTTGATGATGCGCGCGCCGTTGGTGATGCCAGCGGAGTATCCGTAGTTGCACTCCAGCGCCATGTAGCGCGTGCCGGTTGCGGGGTCGTAGAAGTCGCGGAGTCCGACCGTCGCGCCCGTGGTCGGGTCGCTGTAGGCTTGCGCGTTGTCGTATTCCTCGGGACGCTGCGGTGCGAGGTAACGCATCGCGATTGCGATTGCGGAACCGTGGCCAATGAAGGCGTTCACCGAGGCGGCGGAAACGAAGCTCGAATTGAGTTCGTAGAAATCGAACCCGAGCGCGCGCATGATTTTGCCTTCCGTGAGGACGTTCTGGTCTGCGAACATCTGCGCCTGCACGAAGTTCGTAACGCCGAGCAGCGCATCCATGCCCACCGCGTCAAGCAACGCGAATCGCGGCTGCTTGGGAGCGTTGGCTTGGTTGAGCGCGAGACGAGCGGCGCGGAGATGCGGCACGTTCAGATTCGCCGCGAGCGAGGTCGTGACGGAAGTGAAGTTTGCCGTGGTGACGAGCGTGAGCACGTCCTCCATAACCGCTTGCGCCAGCGCCGCGCCCTGCTGGAAGCCAAACGCCTCCAGCGAAGAATCGCTGTTGTTGATGGCGTCCAAGTCGGTCTGTCCGATGGGCACAATCTTGTGGCGGTTGATAGTGACGGTCACGACGCTCTTGGCGAAGGTCGTGATGGCGTAGGTGCCGCCGAACGTAGTGGCAACGAGGCCACCGATGAGCGGGACGAGGACGACGTTGCCCTGCGTGCGTCCGACTACATCGGGCGAGTAGGAACGCGAGAAGACATTGAGCGGCAGAAGCTCTTTGACGAAGCCCTCCAGCGCGGCATTCGCGAGGCGGGCGATATTGAGATTGGTGTAGGCCATTTGGGTTTGTGGGTGTGGTTGTTACTTGGAGAATGTGGCGTCGATTGCGACCTTGTTGGCTCGATAGAACCGGACGCGCTCGATGGGGTTAGTGATTGCGTTGAACTGCGTGAGGATTGCGGAAGGCTCCGGTGCGGCGGGACTGCCGATGACGACTGGCGTGGTGCCAGTCTGCGCGAGCATCGTCGCGGCCTTGGCGCTCACCTTTTTGTCGAAGTCGGAAAGAGCGGCGGCATGTTCTACCGCCGTCTTTTCAATCGAGGCTTTGAGTTCAGAGATCGCCGTGTCGGCGTCCTTCAGTTTGGTTGAAGCCTCGGAAAGTTTCGCGCTGAGGTCGGTCTTCTCGGCGGTGAGCGCCTCAAAATTAGCCTTGAGCGTCACGCCCTGCTCGCACGCGGTTTTGTGTTCGACTAGAAGTGCGAGATATTCTGGAGTTTCGATGAGCATAGGTTTGCTTGGTTGATTGTTGGTGGTGTCAAATTTAGAGAAGAGGCCGCTAGGGTTTGCGGCGGGTGAGTCCACGATGTCGCATGAATAAATTTCGAGGCAGCGCATGAACTGCGTCTCGCCTTCCTCGCCTTCCAGCGCGCCGGAAAAGCTGATGCTCAGTCCGAAGGATTCCGGCATCGTCTCCGCCATTTCCAAGACGACCGCCGTTTGCGGATGCGACTTCAAAAGCTGCAAGTCCGCGCGGAGTTGCTGGCCTTCAATTCGGAAGCTTGAAAGCCTGCCCACGATGGCATCTGCGCCGCTGCGGTGATTCATCTTCACTTTCAGCCCGCCGCCGTAAGTCTCCGCGCACGTCTTGACGGTGCTCAGGCTCTCCGCGTCTATCATCACGCCGTGCCCTAGCGCCGGGCCTTCCGTGATAACACTCACGCCGCTGATGGTGCGCGCGTCCGTGTTAATCGCGCCGGATGCGAAGGTTGTGCGGAATGCGTAGGTGCGGCCCATTTTCTTTTCGCGCGGTGTCAAACTTGGGGCGGTGTAGCCACTGGCTCCGGTTCCGGCTCAGGGTCGTTCGGGTCTGCCACGGGTTGCCCGTTCATACCGCCGCCGACGCTCGCTGTAGCCGTCTGCTGTTGCATGAGCGAGAGCACCAATCCAAACGGCACTTCCTTTTCGTTCGCCACTTCCAGCGCGTCGGTGAGCAAGTCCGCGACTTCGCCTTTCCGCTCGCGGCGGTGATGGTCGTAGGCGATGCCTTGCTCGCCGAGGATGCCGCGCAGATTCTTGTGCCCGAGCTTGTAATCCTCTCGCCGTGATTGCCCGTCGCGTCCGTTGTCGATGCTGAACTTCGGCGGAAGCGTGAACTTCCAGCGCCACCAGTCTGTCGAGCGCGAGATGCGCCCGATGTTCATGGCCTTGCTGAGTGCGTAGCGGATCTCACGCAGGGCCACGGATTGCAGAAGCTCTTGCCGGTCGAGGATTGTTGCGCGCGCAAGTTCGATTTGCGAACGCTCCGCAGGCCCGGTGAGTCCCGCACCCGGCCAGCACAGCGCATACGGCCAGCACGCGCCGACAAGGGCTTTTTTGAAGATGCGTTCTTGAAATGCTTCCCACGCCGGGCCGGGCTTGTTGCTCAAGAACTCCTCCAGCTTC